CCGAGACCCTCAAAAGCGCCGTCCCCTTGGCGCCTGGGCATACGGCATATGATCCGTTGCCGATGGCATGGTTTTGCGTTGTGCCGACAATGACATACGATATTCGTAAGATTGACCCCAACAAGCCACGCGAGCCCGAGCCGGACCCGAAGACCTATTGCATCTGGGCCTTTCTGAGTGACACGCCGCCGGCTAAGCGCGTGACGGCATCGCCCGTAGGAGAGGAATGAATGACCATTATGATGGCGAAGCTCTACGACGCGCTGCGGGCCGGCAACGTGCCGGACGACAAGGCGCGCGCCGCTGCCGAGGAGGCTGCGGGATACGAGAATAGAGCGGCGAAGATTGAAACCGATCTGACTTTGTTAAAGTGGATCGCCGGCACCAATCTCGCCATGACGATTGCAATCTTGTTCAAGACGTTCCTTTGAATTCTTCGGTCTTTACAAATTCCCGTGGCGATTGGCCGGAGTCGGCGCAATCTGTCAGCCATTGGTTGAGCGCCTTGCCAATCGCCAATGGAACGGACCGTTGATAATACCTTAGACGCCCCACGCGAATTAGCATCTCAACAAAATTGGCGCTCAAAGATACTTTAACTTTCATTTTCGATTATAGGGTGACGCGCCAGCGTTTCACCCAACTCCTTTTCAATGCGTGCGCGAGCTTCAGACAGTTGTTTACGAAGCTGCCGCGCCAAATCTTGCTCGCCGATGAACTCTGCTTCACGAGCTTCGGATTCAAACCCCACTTCGAAATCGTCAATCATGCGTTGGCTAGCCAATCGCCGCTCTTTGATGTCTGGATGGTATTGTGAAATCAGCATGTCGGCGCATTTTTCGTCGCCTTTTCCGGCCCCACGGAGCGCGGCGAAAATTGTGCTGGCCATTATTTTTTCGTCCTTTCGACGCAAGACAGTTGCTATCTCCCGGCGAAAAAGAAATGCAAACTGGCTAGGCCGGCTAGCGCGACCTTTGAGGCATTCTACCAGTCGCTCGATCTCCGCAGCGGCTTCGTGACACCGCGGATCAAATGGCGGATCGCGCAGTCGAGCGCAGAGCGTGTACCAGTCAGTCGAAGCGTTCACGCGCCGTTTCCCTTTTTTGGCTCGCCGGCGTCGAGGCGCTCCTGCAACGCGCGGATCGTTTCGATGACGCTGGTCGAGCGTCCCACGAATTCGGCGACTTGTTCGCCGGCAATGCGCGAGTGCTCGCGCACGGCGGCGGCGAGCTTGCGCAGCCTCGAGGCAATCTCGGCGGCGCCTTCCTCGACTGCCGCCGCGGCCTGCTCGATCTCGTGCGCGGCCGACTCGCCGATTTGATCGACAGCTTGAACAGTGACGCCCGCAAGGGCGAGAGGGTCACGGGCGCGCGGCGGCGCGTCGTTTTTCCATGTCCCGACATTTATGGCCTCCGCTTCTACCTCTGCCTTGATCTGTTCGGCCTTGCGCATTTTTTTCCTGCGAAACACTTGTACCACTTCCGGCCGTAGCGGTAGGGCGTCGGCCACCCCGAGAAGATCACCAATCTCCTCTGCTAGAACCTCATGGTTCACGCCATAGTTTGGGTGGTTCCGGTCCCAACCAAACCGCAAGCATTTTGTGGCCGCCTGAATGACCTCACCGCATTCCTCTATAAGCAATATCAGGCATTCATCTCGTGTCATGTTGTCACCTACAAACCTGTTTGCGGCAATAGGTGTTGTGGCAGCACTGTGGATCACGCAGGCGATTGCCGCTGATCTGCCGCTGCCATCAGATGATGAGCGTATTCCGTTTCGGTATCGGGCATGTTTTTCATGGCGCCGCTGATGTGGGTCATGGGGATTTCTGCTCAAGGGCGGCGTCTATTTTGTCTAGGGCGGCGCGGGCAACCTCTTTTGATCCGAATAAGCCCAAACCTCCCGACGTGATCTGTTTGAGCGCCGCCCGCAGCCGCTCGATCTCGGCCTCGCGGTTGCCGATAAGCGCGTGCAACAGCGCGTTGGCCTTCATCAGGTCATCGCGTTCGGCTCGCAGCCGTTCGATCTCGGCCCGCAACGCATGTTCTGTTTCAATGCAATGCCTATGGCGTTGCTGCGTTTCCCAAATAGGATCGTCGCTCATTGCCGAGCGTCATCGCCGAGGCAACGAAGATACGCTTCCCATCGCTTGGCGTCGTCCTTCTCGAACAGGTCGGGCTGGCAACACGAGAAGTCCGGGCAGCATTCGTCGTCAATTCGATTGTGGTACGGTGCTCCCATGGCCCATTTCAGGGTTTGGGCCTTTACCCGTTCCCGATAGGTCATGGGGTTTTCTGCTCAAGGGCGGCTTCTGCGTTCCGCAATGCGCACTTGTCGGTATTACAGAACCTCATATCTTCGGTGCAGGTTGGGCAATGTCCGTCAGTTACGAAGTCCTTGAGCGCCGCCCGCAGCCGCTCGATCTCGGCCTCCATCTCATTAAGGCGCCTGAATAATACGCCTGTATCAATCATCGCCGTGCCCGTTCGAGCCTGTCATCGGTTGCATCTCCAGTACCTCCATCCGTTGGCTTTCGTGTACCAAGTGCGTCCGCGCGGGCCGCAGACCGGATCGGGCTCTGCGCCTGGACGCTTACAGTCGTCCCTACAGTTTGAAGCACGTCGGTTCGTGCTAGGCGTAGGCGCCGCCGGCTCGATGTGCTCGATCGCCACCGGCTTCGGCTGCGGCGCTTCGACCGGGAGCTCGGCGACCGCGGGCGTTGGCAGCGGCAGCCGATCGGACTTGCCTTCGGCTATGACGGGCGCCTGGCGCTCGCCGGATGCGGCGGGCGCGACTGCGGCGGGCCGGCCGATGTAGACGCCGAGCACCGCAGCGGTCACCGCGATCCCAAAGCTGGCTGCGCCAAGATGAGTCATGTCATTTGCTGGACTGCTTGCCGCAACTTGCTGCGCGAGGCGACAAGAACTTTTCCGAGCTTGCCGATCGGCAATAGGTTGGCGCGATACAAGCGATAGATCGTGCCCTTGCTCATTCCCAATTCCGTGGCGATCGCATCGGCTCCAATGAGCAGATCGTCGGCGAGGCTCGCGTTGTTGCTGTCGGTGTCGGAGGTCACTTGGCGTTCCCCTCATGCTCCCGGCGCCATTGATCGGCGGCCTCCATCGAAATTACGATGTGAACCCCAAATCGCATCTCGCGTGGCCCGAGTCCTTGTCGCCGCAGGATATAATAGAGGCTCCTGCTTATCCCGAAGGCTTTGCAGAATTCATCGATGGTCAAAGCGAGCCGCGGGCTCGCCTTTTCCTTTTGTTGTTGGTTCGAGCGCGCCATTATCTCGGCATGTCCTCTGCCGCCCCGGTCGGGGAGCTCTCGGCGGTCGCCGGCTGCGGCGCGGGCTGCTCGAGCGGCGGAAAGACCTCGTCGGTGGTCGCCATGCCATCGGCGATGCTTTTCATCATGGCGATGACCTGGGCGATGTCGGGCGCCAGCCAATCCTTGGCCGAGCGGCCGACCGTGCGCTCGACCCGGTTGACCGCGACCGGAATGCGAGCGAGGCCGTCGAGCGTGCGCTGCCGGTAGTTCGCCAGGTCTTTGCCGATCTTATCCACGAGCGAGTTGCGCGCGTGCTCGAAAGCGTAATCGGCATAAATCTGGAGGCTGTTGACGATGCAGTTGCGGATACTTTTGCTTTGCCCAATTTGGTAGGCGATATCCAATTGGCGCTCTGCGTCCTTAGTCTTCATCGAGCCTTGCGATTTGCGCTGGCGGTAGGCGCGCTCCATCGAGAAGCCGGTCTCGATGTCGGTAAATCGCGCATAGAAGACCCAAGCGTCGCCGACATCGATCTCGCGGACTTCGTTTATGTTGTTGCCGAAGATGCGGGCTACGTCGTTGGCGAGCTTGATGCTCGGCCCTTCGATCCAGTCTTGCCCGCCATCCTTTTTTTTGACCGGGAAGCGATAAAACCAGTCGTTGCCGGCGGCGGCGGCGAGTTGGACGAGCTTCTGTAGGATCTTCGCTTCGTCGCGATGCACGGCGACGAGTTGCGCGCCGACGATGCGATCGGCGAGACCGGTGGTCGGGCGCACCAATGAGTGGCCGCTGGGGATAGGCTGATTTGGTTGCGCACCGGCATTGGCAAACGCCTCAAGGTCATGCGTGCGTTGGGTGATCTCGTTGGTCATGCTTTCATCCTTTGCTGGTTGTGCCTCTGTTCGATAGAGGTTGCCCATCGGCAATTGGTGGGCTCGTAATTTCCGTTACCGTTGATCCGATCGAGCGAATGCCCTGGAGGCCGCTCTCCCATATCGGCGAGGAAGTTTTCGAAACGCTCCCAACGTGGGCAGACTTTAATTCCGCGTCCACCATAGAATTCGAAGCCGTTTGTAGCAGGGTGCGTGCATCGACCGCGCATCGCGAGCCATGATCGATATGTTGGTGACGCCTTCCCGTTAATCCAATGACCGTGTGTCTTTGAATTGCGCCCACGCTCGACAGCCCATTCACGATGAAAGCATCCGCAGGACTGACTGTTGCCTGTTCGTAGATTTGAACCTGTGGTGATAATCTCTCGGCCGCAGTCGCAGCGGCAATGCCAGACTCTCTTTCCGTTTTTAGTGCCAGCGAGGTTTATTACGGTGAGGCGTCCAAATCGCTCGCCGGCAAGATTGATCGGTCTCATGCCTTCCTTCCTACAAGGTGCGCGCCCGGCCTTAGCTTATGAGGCGGGCCGGGCGCGCGGGCGGTCGTCGCGCGGCGGACCCGAGTTGCACCGGGAGCGAGGCGACCGCATTCGATTGGCGTTTGCGCTTGCGCAGATCGGGCCAGACCTTGCTAGGCGCCGCGGGCGTGGCGACCGTCACCGGCACGGGCTCGGCCCGGTATTGCTCGAGCTCGCGGCGCCAGGCTTTGGCGCGGTCCCCTCGCGGCTTCATGCGCGCGACTCCTTGAGCACGCGCAGCACGCGATAGGTCGAGGCTTCGACTGCGTATGCCTTTCGGCTTTGCTGCTTCCATGATAGCCGGCGGCCATCGGCCAGGCGCCCGTAGGTGTGCGCGCCGAGCTTGCCTATCAGCTCGGTCTTGAGCGCGGTCTCGGTCGCGTTCAACCGCTTTAGCGCGGCCTGCGTTTCGGTGAGCTCGTCCACGGCAACGAGCGCGCGGTTGTCTGTCGTCAGATCGATCTCGGTCCCGTCGTCGGCCGGATACAAGTGTTTAATCAGGCGCTCGTCCCGCTGCGGTTGGAAAACGGGCATGATGTTAGGGTCGAGGCTATCGCGCCAGAAAGCCGCGACATCGTCGAGGATCGCTTCCTCGATCACGGGGTCGCGCTCGACATCAATCAAATGAAAATCCCAGCCGAATTCGCCAACGACCAAAGCGACGACCGATGCCCAGCGGCATTCGGCGAGCATTGCAGTCGTGAGCACTTGGAGGAGGTAGTGCGGAGGCACGCGCGGCTCGCTGTCTTCGGCGTCATCGAGCCATCTCTCGCGAAAGACGCTACGCGCGACGGTCTTTGCCTCGACCAGACCAATCCCTTCGCGATCGGGCCGGAAAGCAAAGCCGTCCGGCGTGGCCGCGATCCGGCGTTCGCGATCGATCAGATGGATGGCGGCGCGCTGAAGTTGCCATTCCGGCCGCATGTCGGCGAGCGCCTGGAACGCGGATGCTTCGCCCCAGCGACCGCGCCGCATGACCGCGTTGTCGATCTGCGGCGGGCGCAATCCCTTCTTTTCCGCGAACAATTGCGCGGCGCTGCCGTAGAGCGCGACGCCGCAGACGGTTGCGACCTCGCTCGCGTTGATGAATTGCGGGCGGACGCCGAGCCAATCGTAGTCCGGGGTAATGGAGATCCGTTCGACAGCCATTACGGGTTTCCCCTGAGTGTCGGTTGATAGTTGCGGTTAGTGTCGTTTGGTGGCGTTTAGTGTCGTTTGGTGCCGGATCGTAACCGTACGCGACGAAACATAGTTGATTGATCCGTTTGGTGATCTTGCCGCCCCGAAAATAAAGGTCAAGGCGTTGCGGCGTGACGGTATAGGGCATGTGTACTGCCCTTGTTTTGAAAACTGTTGCGCGTGCCGATGTATAGCTGCTGCGGAGTTGCAATTTCCGCCACCAACTTTTTTTTCGGCGCCGATTTTACCCGCGAGGGCGAGTCTTGACGCACGCAAGCGAGCGGGACCAAGGTGGGCGCTCGCGAACAACATCCCCATTTTGAACTCGGCGCGCACGATGACGAAAGCCAACGCGCTCGAATTGCTGCCGCCGAATTCGGGCGTCGTGCTCGACAACGATGCGATTGAAATTGGTGAGCTCTATCGTAACGCCCGCACATCGATCGTTGATAGCGTCAAATATTTGATTGAGGCCGGGCTGCGTCTGACTGCGAAGAAGAAATCAATGGATCACGGCGAATGGTTGCCGTGGCTTGCGGCGAATGAAGCGGAGCTTGGGTTCAAAGAACGAGCAGCGCGCCTGCTTATGAAAGGAGCCGAGACAAATCGGCAGCTAGCTACCGATTTGGAAGTCCCGGAGGCGTTGCAACTTAGCCGCACGCTTTGGGGGCACGATAAAATCCGCGGCACGCAAGGCACCGGCGAGAACGAGTGGTTTACGCCGGCGGAATATATCGAACTGGCGCGCACGGTGCTCGGCGACATCGATCTCGATCCGGCGAGCAGCGATGAGGCGCAGCGCATTGTCCAAGCCGCGCAGTATTTCACACGAGAGGACGACGGCTTGGAGCACGAATGGCATGGCCGTGTTTGGCTCAATCCGCCCTACGCACAGCCATACATTGCGAACTTTGCATCAAAGATGGTGGCCGAGTTGCGTGCGGGGCGCGTTGATGCGGCAATCATGCTCACGCACAATTACACGGATACGGCTTGGTTTCACGAGCTCGTCAGCGAAGCCGCGGCAATCTGTTTCACGCGTGGCCGAGTCAAGTTCTATTCCGGCGACGAGATCGCAGCGCCAACGCAAGGCCAGGCGTTCTTTTATTTCGGCGGCGACGCGCAACTGTTCGCCGAGCGTTTCAAATCAATCGGGTTCGTCATGGTGCCAGCATGATGACATTCGCCGAGGCGTTAAAATACGGTCGCCAGCGTGAGCATTTGGTGGCGTTTGCATTGCGCGAGCGCAAGTTCTTTACGCAAGAATTAGCAGCAATCAACGAGCCTAACGGCGGAGGGCCGCGGGCACATGGCCCTTACGGCGTTGGCATCGTGCTTCCCGACTTGCTCGTGAGCGGAAAAGGCAAAACATTTCCCTTTGAGGTCAAAGCAAAAGGTGAAGCGACTTTCACCAAAACGACCTGCCAGCTCGAGCATGGAATTGGCCAGCGGCTTTATCTGCATTATCGGGCCTATCAGCGCGAAACCGGATTGCGGGTTGTTCTCGGCATATTCGAGGAAGATACCGGGGAATTGCTTGTCCGCAGTTTAGACAAGCTCAAGGCGCCTCGAGCATATCACGGCAACAAGATGGACCCTGGCGGCATGTTCTTCTGGCCGCGGGACGCTTTTCGCGTGTTCGCGCAAGTAGCACCGCCGACCGATGTTCCGCTATTCCGCGACGTGCCCATGCCGCCGACGCTGCCGCCAATTAATGATCTAGGTGACGCATGACCGACGTCCTCGCCCTCGCCCAATTCACCGCCGCGGAGAAGCACCGCGAGGCGCTGCGCGAGCTGGCAATGCGCAAGCGGCTTTACCCGCGATGGGTCGAGAAAGGCGCGATGACCGCGAAGGATGCCGCGCAGAAGATCGCGATCATCGAAGCGATCGCGGCGGACTACGGGAAGTTCGCTGAGAAAGAGCGGCTCATATGACCAACGTGTTGGCATTGGATTTGGCCACCGTTACTGGCTATGCGCGCGGCGAGGTCGGCGGCAGGCCCGTCGCCGGCTCGATCCGCTTCGGCACGCGCGAGTCGGGCGACGGCGAGGTCTTCGGCCATGCCATCGGCTGGTTTAGCAAGCTGATCGCGATGCAGCCGCGGCCGGACGTCATCGTGGTCGAGGCCATGCTGCCGCCCGGCGCCAAGGTGGGGGCAACCAATTCGAGCACGCGCGACCGGCTTGCCGGCCTGCACGCCATCGTCCGCGGCGTCGCACACATCCGCGGCGCCGGCGAGATCGCCTGCTATTCGGTCGGCGACATCCGGCATCATTTCATCGGCGAGCGCAGCTTGCGGCGCGCGCAGGCCAAGCAGGCGATCGTCTTGCGCTGCGAGATGCTCGGCTGGCAGGTGGTCGATAATAATGCGGCAGATGCATGTGCCGCCTGGTCCTTCGCCTGCTCGATCATCGACCCGACGCAGGCGCTCAAGGTGTCGCCGCTGTTCAACAAGCAACTGCGGGTGCATGTGCAATGAAACGCCGCGTCATCCTCGAGTCGCCTTACGCGGGAGACATTGAAGCTAACGTTGAATATGCGCGCTGCTGCGTCCGTGACTCACTGGCTCGCGGCGAGGCTCCGATCGCCTCGCATCTTCTCTACACTCAACCCAGAGTCCTACGCGACGAAGTTCCAGAAGAACGGCAATGGGGCATTGACGCCGGTTTGAGCTGGGCCGCGGTCGCGGATGCCACCGTTGTCTATATCGACCGCGGCATCAGCAAGGGAATGGAATACGGGATCGCCGCGGCCAAAAACGCAGGACTGCCGATTGAAATCAGAACCATCGAGCCAATGCCATGACCGAATTGCCCGAGTCGGTGATCGCATACGCCAGGCGCGAGAGATGCCGCTGCCAAATGCTTAATTGGGCGATGGGCAAGCCGGTTCACAATCTGATCGACGATGAGTGTTGCCCGGATTTCTCATGCTGCGAGCCGGAGATGTTTGAGATCGACGCTACTAAACGGTGGGCCTCCTATCATCGCGAGTACGGGAGACAGGCATGACCACATCAGCCGAAACAGCGGGACGCCTGCGGCCGGCCTATCATCGGTGGCGCAAATGCCCTATTCGCCTCGAGGCCGACGACTTCGCGCGACTCTGCCATGCCGCCGGCATGCGCAATACGCTGCCGATCGTGCTGCTCGAGCGCATCGTCCAAGTCACGCTGCGCGCCAATCTCATCGATGCCGTTCTGGACGACAAGCAATGACCGGCGGTCGCGTTGCGCCAATTCTGGCCTTGCGCGCTCGAGCCGAGGCGCGGTCTTTGCTCTTTCGCTGCGGCGAATTCACGCTCGGCGAGGCGCTCGACCCGCTGTTCGCCTATGCCTACAAGGCCGGCCTGGTCAACATGCTGGGCACAGAAGCGATCGAGGACATCGTTTACGACGCATTTGGGATCGAGCATGCCGCATGACAGAGCTCGGCCAATTCGAGAAAGGCTTTGCAGTCTGGAAAAGCATTCTGGCGCCGATCAAGGACATCGAGCGGCGCATGGTCATCTTTGTCAACATGGCGCAGGAGGTCGCCAGCTACGTCCACAAAGGTCTCGAGAAAGGCACGGCGGTCGATGAGCTCTACTCGACCGCGCAAGCGTATGGCCTGGTCGGGCACTTCGGCGAGGACGACGTCCAACAACGCATCGTCGAGGCATTCGAGCACGTCGAGGCGCATCGGCCAAACGGCGCCAACGGCTCGGCCAGGCCAGGCGCGATCCGCATTCTCAGCAAAGCGGAATTCACCATGGGTTTCGTCCCGCCCGACTATCTGGTCGATGGCATCTTTCAACGCCGCTTCATTTATGCGCTAACCGGCCAAACCGGCCACGCCAAGACCGCGGTCGCGCTCCACCTGGCCCAACTCGTCAGCTCAACCGATTACAACGCCATGTTTGGATTGCACCGCGTCGAAAAGGGGCGCGTGATTTATCTCGTCGGCGAAAATCCCGACGATGTCCGCATGCGCGTCATCGGCGGCGACGCCTTTCGCTCTGACGACCCAACGCAGGACAACATCACTTTCATCCCCGGCGTCTTCGACATCGCGCAGATGTGGAGCACGATCGAGGCCGACGCTAAAGCAAACGGCGAAGCCAGCCTCGTCATCATCGATACCAGCGCAGCCTATTTTCTCGGGAACGAGGAATTAAGCAACACGCAGATGGGCGCCTATGCCCGCACGCTGCGACGGCTCACGACGTTGCCCGGCAAGCCGTGCGTCCTCGTCCTCTGCCATCCGATCAAATACGTCACCGATCCTTCCCAATTACTGCCGCGCGGCGGCGGCGCCTATCTCGCCGAGATGGACGGCAACCTCACGCTTTGGCGCACGAGCGACGACGTGGTGGAGCTCCACTATAACAAAATCCGCGGGCCGGGCTTCCAACCGATGTCGTTCAAGCTCGAGTCCATCAAGTCGAGCAAGCTGCTCGATCAAAAAGGTAGGCAGATCAGTACCGTCCGCGCCGTCCCCATTAGTCAGCGCGAGGAGGAACAGCACGATAACAAGGCCGAGGAAGATGAGGATCACGTGCTCGCCGCCATGCTAAAAGTGCCGGCCGACGATGGCGGCTCATTTGCCAATTGGGCAACCGATATCGGCTGGGTTCAAGACAATGGCGAAGTCTACAAAAAGAAGGTCGAGCGCCTGATCGGCAACTTGGAAAAGAAGAAACCGAAACTGACGGTCAAGATCCGCAATCGGTGGCATCTCACCGAAGACGGCAAGACCGCAGCTCGCCAGGCCGTCTTGCGGTTCAACCGAAAACAAGCGGCCGACAGCCAAGCCAGCTTGCTCTGAATATCGGCCCGAAAATCCGGGACGAGTAGCTGTCACATTATCAAGCAAACTCCGGGTTGTGGGCTATTTTGGGACTAGGCTCTCGTCCCTCGCGTCCTGAACCCGTCCCAAATCCGCTAAGTCTTTCGGACATAAACAAAAAGACCGAGACTGTTGTCGTCCCTGCGCCCTCTTGGCGAAATCCCTAGGTTCGCCAGGGGAGGTCGGGACAGGACAACAGTGAGTCTTATATGTAGACTTCTGAGTAAGAGGGAATTTCGCCGATTTCGGAACCCGCAAATTTGACGCCCTCGCCGCGGCTGCGTTAAGGCAATGCGGCATGACCTTCTGGTCGGTCGCGCAAATCTATATCAATCGCGAGTCATACGTCGCCGGCAGGATCACCGATGCCGGCTTTGAGGTCTTCGCGCCCAAAACCCGCATCCGCGTCAAAGGCACATTTCGGGTCGTCGCCTTGTTCCCCGGCTACGCTTTCGTCCGCATCGTCGATCGCTGGCGCGCCGTCGCCAAGACGCCAGGCGTGCTCGGGCTGGTCATGAGCGGCGAACATCCGGCGCAATGCCCAGATATCGAGGTTGAGAAAATCCGCGCAGCAATGCGCAACGGCCTCGTCCAATTGCCGAAAATGCCGCAACGCGCCAAGCCGCGACCGTTCAAGGTCGGACAGAATATCCGCGTCCTGACCGGATCGTTCACCGGCTTCGATGCCGTCTATGCCGGCATGAGCACACGCGACCGCCAGCTCGTCCTCTTGACCATGTTCGGGCGCCAGACCCGCGTCGAGCTTGCAACAATCGATGAGATTGTTGGGGCCGAAAGTTGCGCGCAAAATCAATCCGGTGTACGTGGGTTTCGTGGGGAAAAAATCGAGTCCCCTCGACGCGCGGCGCGCGCCTTGCAGGCTGCGATAAAAGCGTAACCAAACAACACGAAGCGGTGCTAGGCGCAATCAAGCAGCACCAATCACCACCAAACAACACAACAATTCCGCGTTTCACGTGAAACGACACATCTGGTGCAGGGTGGAGCAGTCCGGTAGCTCGCGTGGCTCATAACCACGAGGTCAGCGGTTCAAATCCGCTCCCTGCCACCAACAGTGAACCAGAACGCCGATGCCATACCTCGTCGAAGTCGATAGCGACGCAGTCCTGCTTCGGCTTCAGAAGATGATCTGGAAAATCCAGCACTTCAAAACGATCGACATCGGAAGCGAGCTGTCCGATTGGCAGACCCAGGACATGCATCGCCATCGACCGTTTACGATGCGATCGCGTCGAGCTGGTCGAGCCGCAACAGTCGTGCGACCGCATTCGCTTTACGAAACAAGGGCATCGGTCAAATACCAGAGCGGCCTCGAGCGCAAGGCCGCCAGCAAATCCAAGCGCGCCAGGAGCAAGCGCAATCTGCGTGCGCTCGCGCTCTGGCAACGCAAGACCTCGACGCGACCGATCCTGCGCGAGGAGCTCGGCCAGAAGCTCGTGGCGCGGATGGCGCGGCTACTCCAAGAGAAGATCCGTTGGTGAAATGCCGAAAGAGATCGTTAGGCAGCAATCGCTATTTCCAGAGTTTGTGATTGATGACCGCGAAGTAGATGACGCGGAAGGTGATTTTGTCGACTCATCACGTCTTGGTCGCTATGCTGAGTTCATAGTTTGCGCTGAGCTAACGCGGCTTGGGTATCACGCCTTGCACGTTGATGCGCCTGGATTTGATATCATTTTGACTGTCGAAGATCGAAGTTTGCGCGTCCAAGTCAAATCGACTGCTACGATAAAGCATCCAGTTTCGCACGCCAAAATTTACACCAAGAGAATGCCGAGCAAGCAGCAAGCGGTTGCGGTGTGGAATTGCAAAAGACACACTCAAGCATCGAACGGCGGCAACAGAACGGATCGATCGCCTAAACGCCTCACGATATGCGATGCCGATGTCGTCGCGCTCTTTCACCACAAGTTCAAGACAGTGATCTTCTTTCCAATTCAATCCGTACCCGCATCAGGACGGTTCGAACTCCCTTTAACGCAGATCAAGCACGATGCCGCGGAGGAAAGTCTCAAGGCGACGTTGGATTGTCTGCTAGGTCTTTGAAAAAGCAATAGCTTTTCAAGCCCGGCGGGGGGGATAGGCAAAACGCAGGACCGGCCAATGGCCGCGGCGCGCGCCGAGCTCACTTTTGGAACTTGCACATCCGAAAAAAATTGGAGCCGAAACAATGAGATCGGGACCGAAGCCGCAATCGCTGCGGCTCAAGCTATTGCGCGGCAATCCCGGCATGGCGTTGGACCGGCTCAATCTCAACGAGCCGCAGCCGGAAGGGATTGTCGAGGTGCCCGAGCCGCCTGCGTGTCTGTCGGGCGTGGCCGCGGATGAGTGGCGGGTGGCGGCCGGACAGCTCATCGTCATGGGCATATTCAGCAAGGTCGATCTGGCTTTGCTGGCGGCTTACTGCCTTTCCTATGGGGTTTGGCACGGCGCTGCGATGGCATTGCGCGACAACCCTCGCCTGACCCGCAACGCGCACATCTCGATCGCGAGCAAGGCCGCGGCCGACATGATCCGGCTGGCTAACGAATTCGGGTTTAGTCCGGCGGCGCGGACGCGGATCAATGCCGGCTCGAGCGGCGCCGGTCGCCGGCCGGGCAAGTTCGACCGCTTTCTGTCCGGCTGATGCCCGTCCAGCGCACCGCGGACGGCAAGCGCCGCGCCCAGGATGTGATCGACTTCATCGAATGCCTGACCATCCCGAGCGGGACCGGCCAGGGCAAGCCGTTCAAGCTGCATCCGTTCCAGCGGGCTTTTCTCAAGGATATTTACGAGCCGCACATCGGCGGCCGCCGTGTTGTGCGGCGTGCGATCCTCTCGATGGCGCGAAAGAACGGCAAGACGGCGTTGATCGCGACGATGGCGCTCGCGCATCTGGTCGGGCCGGAAAGGGTCGTCAACGGGGAAATCTATTCGGCCGCCAATGACCGCGATCAGGCTTCGATCGTGTTCAAGTTCGCCAAGCAGATCGTCGAGCTCGAACCGCAGCTCGCGGCCGAGATCGAAGTCATTACCTCGACCAAGACCATGTTTTCGCGGCGCACCGGCTCGATCTACCGTGCGGTGAGCGCGGAGGCCGGCACCAAGCACGGATATTTGCCCAGCGTCGTGATCTACGATGAGCTCGCGCAGGCCAAGAGCCGGGCCTTGTATGATGTTCTCGATACCAGCTTCGGGGCGCGCGATGAGCCACTGTTCATCACCATCTCGACGCAGTCGAATGATCCCGAGCATGTGCTCTCAAAGCTGATCGACGACGGGCTGGCGGGCACCGATCCGTCGATCGTTTGCCACTTGCACGCCGCCGCCGAGGGCTGCGAGCTCGATGACGAGGCGCAATGGGCGAAAGCCAATCCGGCGCTCGGCAAGTTCCGCGATCGCGAAGACCTCGTCGCCGCGGTGCGCCAGGCCAAGCGCATGCCGGCGGGCGAACCCAAGGTCCGCAACCTATTTCTCAATCAGCGGGTGGCACCGATATCCTCGCTGATCTCGCGCGCCGAGTGGATGGCGTGCGCCGGCGATGCCAGGATCGCGGACGGCGAGGAGGTCTACCTCGCGCTCGATTTGTCGAGCGTCATCGATCTGACCGCGTTGATGGTCGGCTCGATCTCCGACCCGACGCGGGTGGTGCCGTATTTCTGGAAGCCGGCCGACCATCTGACCGAGCACGCCAATCGCGACTTCGGTAGCGGAACGCACCGCTATCGGGAATGGGTCGAGGCCGGGCATCTGCGGCTCTCGCCCGGCAAGACCATCGATCCCGAGACGATCGCGCGCTTCATCGGCGAGCTCACGCAACGCTACCGCGTCAAGGGCATGGCCTATGATCGCTGGCGCATGGGCGACATCCTCCGGGAGTTTGATCGCATCGGCTTGCAGGCTTACGAAGACGGCGAGAAGGGCGGCGACGGCTTACGGCTCGTCCCCTGGGGCCAGGGCTTCAAGGACATGGCGCCGGCGATCGACGCGCTCGAGCTCGCCATCATGGAGCGGCGACTCGTCCATCCAAGCAATCCCGTGCTCAACTGGAACATGGCCAATGCGGTTGCGACTATGGACCCGGCTGGCAATCGTAAGCTCGACAAAGACAAGGCGCGCTTCCGCATTGACGGCGCTGTCGCGCTCGCGATGCTGCTCGGTCTGCGCTCGCGTGACCGCGTTGCTAAACCGATCGATCTTGAAACGCTGATCGCTTGAACTACCCAACATGAAAGAGGCAACTATGAAAAGACTTGCGCTTACGGCTTTCATCCTGGCGGCGCTCGCGCTGCCCGCATCCGCCAGCACCGTCACGCTGGGCGGCGTGACCTGGGACACCACCAACTCCGGTAGCCTAAGCCTTGGAAACGTGGTGCCGGCCGGCAACCAACCGCAGAACGCGCCGTGCGTGATTTGCGGCGCGACCCAGCCGCAACAGCCGGCAAACTTCGGCTACAACGATTACAGCAACAACGGAGCCACGTCATCGATCACCGCGTTCTCCGATGAGGGCAATGGCGGCCGCAACACGCTGGCCGACAACACCTTCGCGACCGGCTACACCGTCGGCGCCGGAAGTCCGTTCCTGCTGTTCCTGCTCGCCAACAACGACACGAGCCTGGGCTTCTCGATCGGCGTGGACGTGAACGACACCAATCAGGCGCAGACGCTCAACTCGTTTTTCTTCCTCGACTTCACGACGCGCACCGTGCTGGCGAGCTTCACCGGCGGCACGACCGGCAACGTGCCGTCGCTCAACAACGGCACCGGCTTCCCGGATTACTCCATCACCGGGGCGCTGCTCAATCTCAACGACGTTCATGTGGGAGATACGATCGGCTTCGTGGCGCTGATGACCGGATTGAACGATGGCCCGGACTCGTTCTTCATCGAGGCGGCACCGGCGGCTGTCGTCACGCCGCTGCCGGCTTCGCTGCCGTTCTTTGCAGCGGGCTTGCTGGGGCTGGTCGGCCTGATGCGTTCGCGGCGCCGGCAATGCATCAGCGGTGATGCGGCGGCATCGGCCTAGTGCCAAGAAACGCCACGCGGTGGCCACTCATTGGCGGATCATTCGCGACCGCAAAGGCCGCGTCAAGAAGCGCATCCGGGTCGCCGGCTCCTTGCGCGGCAAATTGGTTGAACGAGGTTGAGCCATGCCGCGACCAGGCGAGGCCCGCACCGCCTGGTCGCATTTCTACGGCAAGGCGTCGTGGCAGCGGCGGCGCCGGTTGCAACTGCGAGCGCATCCGCTCTGCGCCTTCTGCCTGGCGCGCGGCGTCGTCACGGTCGCTCGCATCGTCGATCACGTCGAGCCGCACAAGGGCGATTGGAACAAGTTTGTAATCGGCAAGCTGCAATCGCTCTGCGAAGCCTGCCACAACTCGTCCAAGCGTTTCATCGAGCTCGACGGCTACAGCATCGACGTTGACGACGACGGCTGGCCGCTCGATCCGAAGCATCCGGCAAACAAGGTTCGATAGGGAGGCGATCAAATGGGAATTCTCATCAGCTTTGCTTACCTCCTGCTTTACATCGCGATCGTCATCTTCATCGCATTCTGCATTGTTTGGTTGATCACGGGCTTCATGGGTTGGTCGATCGACGCGAACGTCTACAAGTGGGGCAAGGTCATCGTCGGTCTGCTCTGCATTATCGCCGTTCTAGTCTGGCTTTCCGGGTTGATCGGCTTCGGTCCCGGCCTGCCGGAACCGCATCTGATGTACCGATGATCGAGCGGCCCACGATCTCGATCGGCTCGCAAGGGAGCCAGGTGACGCTGGTGCAACGCCTGCTCGGCGTGCGCCCGCTCGACGGCGACTTCGGCAACATCACCGCCGACGCGGTTGAGGTTTATCAACTCATGTGCGACCTCGTCGTTGACGGCGTGGTCGGGCCGCAGACCTGGGACGCGCTCGACGCCGAATTCGGCTTGCCGCCCTACCCGCCGCCGCTGCTCGAGCCGCTCGACCCGGCGACCGCGGCCGCCATTGTCGGCCTGGCGCGCTCGTCCGCGATTGCGCATTACGAATGGGCCGACCGCGGCCAGGCGCCGCCCGCCTATATCGCCGGCATGGCGATCGCGTTCGCAACGTGCATTCGCAAACTATTTGCCTTCGACACATCCGCGCTCGATATGGCGAAAGCCAATTCGCACAACGAGGACAAGGACGCGCTCGCATGGTACGCCGACATATTCAACGACCTCGAGATGAGCAACGAAACCGCCGGACTAAAAACCCTGCGGCACCTTTTTGTCTTATTGCTCGGCCTCGGTATGCGAGAGTCGTCCGGCCAGCATTGCGAGGGTCGCGACCAGAGCGCGACCAACGTCGAAAGTGAAACCGCCGAGGCCGGGCTGTTCCAGCAAAGTTTCAATTCCTCAAGCTGCTCGACCGAGATCGAAAAGCTGATGGCGGAATACGCTGCCGGGCTCGGCATCGAGCCGCCGGCGCAATGCGCGTTGCACATCTTTGCCGATGGCGTCGAGTGTTCGGAAACGGATTGGGAAAACTACGGTGCCGGCGAGGGCCGCGCATTCCAGAAGCTCTGCAAGTGCTGCCCGCAATTCGCGGTCGAGGCCGCGGCCGTTGCGCTGCGCCATCTGCGCCAGCATTGGGGACCAATCAACCGGCGCGAGGTCGAGGTCCGGCCCGAGGCCAATGACCTGTTCGCGGATGTCGAGGCGCTGATCACGGCCGGCATCGTCTAACCCGCAATCCTAAAAAGGGGAGATTACCCAATGTCGATCACTATTGTTGATGGGCCGACCATTCCGCTCGGCGAGTCGCTTTCAGATGCCGCAGACTGCTCCGCGGGCAACATCGTCCGCATCACCGTCCCGCAGGAATTCACGCCCGCAAATTTGACCTTTCAGGTCTCGAGCGACGGCAACCTGTTCAACGACTTGTTCGACAGCAAGGGCGGCGAGGTCACCGTTGTCGCCAAGCCGAATACCTCGATCCTGATTTCGGAGGCGTGGGGCCGCTCGATCAATTTCGTGAAAATCAGGTCCGGCTCGCGCGACCATCCGGTTGTGCAGTCGCGCGACGAATGCAAGTTCGGCATCGCGGTCGAGACCGGCGCCGGCGCCGGCGCCATGGCGGCCGGGCATCGCTCCGACGATCCCAACCCGCACCGCTGAGAGGCACAGTGCGGTAGGCTCGCTGCGGCCGACCTAACCACGCCGGCCGCGGCGAGCCGCTTTTCCATTCCCAAATTTTGGTAGGAGGCCGGCTATGGACGCAGCCGCGAAGCTATCTCGCCAAGACCTCGAGCCCGAGGAGGACGAGAGCGAGGACGATTTCATGGAGCGGTGCACCGACGAGATCGGGGACGAGGAGGCCTGCCAGATACTTTGGGAAAATCGCGGCGCCGGCGACATTCGCCACAAGACCCACGAGGGCAAGGTCGGGGCGCTTGAGTTCATCCTCTCCGACGAAACGCCGGATCGAATGGATGACGTGATCATGG